ATGACGGGCGACCGTTCCTTGAGCGTCTTCGCGAACGCCCCCCGCTCGATCTTCTCGTCGAAGATCCCCTCCCACGAGTCGATGCGGGTGTGCGACCCGAACACCGCCGCGTACCCCTCGAGGGTGAAGCCGTCATCCCCGGCGGAGCGGATCTCGAAGGTGGCGGCGCGGGTCAGTAGCGCCTTCGGTGCGTCAGCCATCTGCGGCCTCCGGGGGGACGTCATCGCCGGGGATCCCCGGCTCGTCGAAACGAGGGTCAGTGAACGGCGGCTCATCTTCGAGCGCCCGGGCCTCGTTCACGGTCAGGGTCTGGTTCTTCAACCGGCGGTCGACGACCTCTGACCGGGATCCCGGATCGGATCGCAAGAATGCCGAGCGGTTGAACCTCACCACCTGCGGGCGAGGAAGCAGTCGGGTCAACGCCTTCTCGATTCGCACAAGGTGCCCCTCGAGCGAATGCTTCAGATAGGCGAGGTCGGACTGCGACACGTTGGCGTAGGTGACCGCCTGCCCGGACACTGCCGCGTAGACCATCGCTGGCGGTACCCGCCAGAAGCGACACGCCTCCTCGATCGTGAAGCGCATCAGGTCGATGAACTGCGAGTCGTTCGGTTCGACCATGATCGGTTCGTAGGTGACCCCAGACCCCATCACCGCCGGCTCACGGTTCCCCCGGGTAGCAGCCATGAACGCCCGCTTATAGGACTTCGCCTGCTCCGCTGTCATCTCCTGGTCCGAACGCAGGATCGCCCCGGGATGCCCGCCGTCGCCGAAGAACCGGGCGCCGAAGTCACGGGCGGCGATCGCTGCGCCGATCGTGGAACGGGCACGTTCCACCGGGGAATCCCCGAACGGAGAACCGGCACGGACGAACGGACCAGGGCAGTGCCACAGATCGCCGTGAGGCCACAGACGGCGCGTCTCCCCGTTGAGGGTCACCGCCGGGACGCCACCCTCGATGCGACGGTTGATGACCAGCACTGGGTCGACCAGTTCGATCATCGTCGGGTAGCCGGTCTGGCTGACCCCGAGCACCTCGCCGAACGCGTTCCCGTCGGTCAGCCGGGACTCCTGAAGCTGGTAGAACCACACGTCCTGCTCGACGAGCGGCGAGGGCTCGCGGATCAGCGATGGCGTCGGCACCACCGGCGTGCGGACATCACCAACCGAACGGACCACGTCCACCGGAAGCGACGACACTGACGACGCCAACTGGTCGATGCACGCCGAGGATGCAGCGTGCGTCAACGCCGCCTGCACACCCACCGGCACCGGCGAATAGGAAAGCGAATCGGACCACAGCCCGGCGTAGGCCGATAGGTTGATCGACCGCTCCTCGGGCTCCGAATGACGCCGGAACAATCCCATCAGCGGGGCTCCATGAACAGGCCCACCACCAGCAACGAGGCACCCGCCACCGTCAACGCCAGGGCCGGCGACACCAGAGCGGCAGCGGCCACCAAAGTGGCGAGCCCGAGCACTTCCAACACCGTCGACAACATCAGGCACCTCGCGAAGTCAGTAGGCGTACACAGGTGCCGGAGCGGCCGGAGCCTCCACGGGAAGCAACGCACGAGCGATCGTGACGGCCTCGAGCGGTGAGATCGGCACTGTGGATGCCCGCCGATCCCAGACCCATGCGTCACCAAGCGGGCGCTCCGTAGCGTCGCCAGCGGCCAGGTCCAACGGGCCCTGCCCATCAGCCGGACGGCGCAGGCGCCCCTCGATCACATCAGTGAAGAACCCGCCGCAGGCATCCCGATAGGCAGCAGGACCGAGCGGGTGCATGAGGTCGGGATCTAGCCCCGCATCACGCATCGCTGTGAGCACCGGCGCCACCTGCGCCCCAGCCGGCCCCGCATTGTTGCAACCGACCGCTAGCGGTGACCACCGACGGCACAACTCCACGAGGAACGCCGGCAACCATCCGACTCCCTCGCGGTGCTCGATCAGCTCGACGTAGGGGGATGTGATCGACCCGGCCCCGACGGCGACCGACGAATGCGACCCGTCGCGGGTCACACCAAACGCGACCACCACACTTCCCGGTTCCATCGCCGGCAGGTCAACCGTCGCTGTTCCCGCCCAACCATCGGCGGGGATCTTCGGCTCCCGCCCCTCAGAACCCTCTAACGGATCCCACACACCGAGACGCTCCCGAGCGAACTTCTCCTCGCCCATCGCTGCGAACTCGGCCTCGAGGTACTCCCATGAGATCAGCGACCCCGCCGCTGGATTAGCCAGGGCCCACAACCGGCGATCCTCCACGTCGATCGGAGTTGACCTCGGTCGACCCTGAGCATCTAGGGCCACGTCCTCGGCGGTGAACTCCGAGTAAGCGAGTCGGCCGGCCTCGCCGGCCAGCGCCCGCACCCTCAGTCGCCACAACGCCGACGAGTACCCCAGTCCGGCCGATGAAGCGAACCACACCTGAGCGTTCGGCGACGTCGACAACGTGGGGAGCGATGCGGCGACGTGCTCCGCTTTCAAGGCGTACGCCTCGTCGTACACCACGAGATCAGCTCCGGCGAACCCACGACCGGCGCCACCAGTGCGAGCCCGGTACTTCAACCGACCGCCTGACTTCAGCTCGACGCCCTGCTCGCCGTTAGCGAACCGGATCCGCTGCACCTTCGACGACAACCACCGGTCCGACTCGATCACCGCCACCATGCGGAGGAACGCTTCGTTGGCGGTCGGGAACTCGTGCGCCGTGTGGATCAACAACTGCTCGCCGAACAGGAACAACCCGGCGAGTTCCCGGGCCTCGATCGAGTCGCCCTTGCCATTCTGGCGAGGCTGCACGTCGGCCACCTCGAAGGCCGACCACTTCCCGTCCGGACGAGATCCGAGAGCCAGCCGCAGCATCTCCCGCTGAGCGCCGAACATTAGACGACCCAACGGCCCCCGCACCTGTTCAGCCAGCTCGATTGCCTCCTCCGCGTCGTCGAGGCTGTGAACGTCGGGCGGTCGATGCATGATCGACGGCACCTGAGCGCCGAGTAGCACGTCGGGCAGCGAGATCGTCAAGACCTGACCTCCCCTCGCCACCCACCGTGGCGGTGTCCAGCTCGGCGTCGACGGCCCGGAGCTCTCGCGAGATGGACGCCAGTGCGCTAGCCGGCGTGTCCCCATCGCCGAGCGCCGCCAATAGCCGCAACCGCTGCGCCCTGAGATCCACCACCCTCTCACTCTCCGTGCTGGAATCGTCCACCGACCACCACCTAGAGAGAAATGCGGAACGGGGCGGGCTCGGGTGCCACTAGAACCACGTTCTAAAAACCGCGGGTTGTCGGCGGATCAAACCCAGCGACGGGTTGGAATCAGAGCGCGTCGCTGGCGGTTCCCCATGGCGGCGCCGGCCTGGTAGTTGCATGTCGAGGCCTCGGGTCGTAGTTCGCCTTCGACCTGGCCATCATGGACGTGCCCGGCGGTCCAGTAGGCGGGCCGCCCGTCGCGGTGTGGCGGGTGATCGGCGAGTGTGCGGCCGCAGCGCCAGCACCGGGTGTCGGGGTTGGCTCGGGCTGCTGCTCGGAGCCGTGAGGCCCGGACGTGGTAGGTCCCTCTGTGGTGTGGCTTCGTCATCCTCCCCACCCCCAGACGCGAACCTCGCACGCTAGGGCTTGTGTATACCAGGCTCCGACGCGCGGGTGGTGGATACCCTCCGCACTTCGTTCATAGTCGATGCAACCTCCCGCCACTCTGCCTGGGTCAGCCCCGCCCAGACCTCCTGTGGGTAAGCGTCGATTCGCCGGTCCGCAGCTAGCCGGAGTCCATCCATGAGACAGGAGTGCATGGACGGGCAGCGTTGGCATTCCCGCACCTGGGCGGCTTCAGGTAGGCGCGCCCACCCCTCATCCCTACACCTCCGTGGACCGTCTGGGGGGAGACCAACGCATGTGGAATACGTTGACCATCGGCGGCGTGTGCGGCCAAGGACGAGCGGTGGTTCCCCGGTGCCGCCTTCCATGAGGGTGGTGGCCATCATCACGCACCCTCGGCGGACATTCGCCAGTCGCCAGTGGGCTGGCCTGAGCGGCGCCGGTCGCGGTCGTTGCGGCGCCGGTACTCGTAGCAGGCGTGACACCTGCCGCCGTGTCCTGGCTCGGCCCAGTTGTCGTCCGGGCAGCCGTGCACGTTGGCGCACACCGACAGCCCGCGGTCGACGGGTAGCGGGGGTGGTGGGGGTTCGAGGGTGTGACGGCGGATGTTGTCGCACACGGCGGCGGCTTGGTCGATCTGACGGACGGCGTGTTCGAGGCGGGTGCGGGCGCCTGCCCATTCGTCGGTGGCGATGGCTGCG